GAACACCCTATTCTATTGAAAAGTTTTCTTGCTAAGAAGATTGGTTTAGATACCATGTCTGTTCTACAAAAGATGTTTAATTATTGTAAAAAGTTTGATAAAGAGATAGAAGAAAAAGTTGTATGGCCAAAAGTTAGTTTGATGGCAAGAAAATATACCACATTTTTAGGTGACAAAGATTACGATAAATTAAAGAATATTATTAAGGAAACAATATGATAGATGAAATATTTCCTTGTTGTATATTTTCTAAAGACTTAGACTTAGATAATAAATCTTTAGAAAAATATGCATTATTTCTAAAAAAAGAAAATCAAGGTGGTGTAACTAAAAGTAATCAAGGTGGATATCATACTTTTGATTTACCATTTTTAGAAGAAGAAGTATTAACACCACTTTACAATGAACTGATTAAATGTTTAGATGATTATAAAAATCATTTACATTTTAAACAAAATTTAAAAAGTCAAATAGAAAATATGTGGATAATTATAAATGATGAAAACAATTACAATTTATCACATACACATCCTGGTTCTGTTTTTTCTGGAGTGTATTACATTAATGCTCCTGAAAATTCAGGAGATATTGTATTTGAGAATCCATCCGCAAGCTATATGCAGTATGATTGGAACGATACATACAAAGAAAACTATAATCGATTAAACGCTGAAACATTTTTTTACAAAGCAGTAACTGGAAAATTAATACTATTTCCTTCTTGGCTAACACACAGAGTAACATCAAATTTAAGTAATAAAAAAAGAATTGCTTTATCTTTTAACAGTAAATTTTACAATGAGTAAATTATTCTTAATTGGTAATGGTGAAAGTCGAAAGAACTTTGATTTAAATATTCTCAAAGATCATGGTAAAGTTTATGGTTGCAATGGTTTACATAGAGATTATACACCAGACGCATTAATTAGTGTTGACCCTGGTATTATGCATGAAGTATATGATAAAGGTTATGCATTAGATAATACTTGTTATTATCGTGGTTGGACTTCGATACCTGCAATGATGTATGATGATATGGTAAATACACATATTTTAGATATGAAAGGTAAGTTTGGTGAAGAACCAAAACTATTTGAAAGTTCTAAACCAGAAGGCACACAAGAGTTCGTAATACATGGCACATCAGCATTATTACATGATCAACTTTTAAAAGGTGAAAAAAGAGAATACAAAGGTCTTGGTTCAAATGTTTTATTTGTTTCTTGGTTACATCCAAATGATAAAGTAAAACCTATTAGTGAACATATGAAAGAATCTTATGATGTTGGTTATTCTGCTGGACCTACTGCATTGAACATTGGTTGTCATGTAGAAAAACCAGAACAAGTTTTTATGATTGGGTGTGATATATTTTCAAACACAAATAAGTTTAATAATATGTACAAAGATACCTTACATTATGAAAGTAAAACAACAGGTGCTGTTCCAACAGAAAATTGGTTAGAACAATATAAGTCAAACTTTATGATATTCTCTGATATAGAGTTTATCAAAGTAAACGAGTTTCCTCTAGGTACAGATAGCGTCAATAAAGAGATAGAGGAATGGTCAGATGCTATCAACATAAATTATATCACACACAAAGATTTAGTTGACAAACTTGACTAAATATGATATAATACTATTATTATATGATGCAATACGTGGATAACAAAAATATACAATAAACATACGGAGAATACAATAAATGTCATTTGAAGCATTAAAAAGAAGTCGAGGTAATTTCGACAAACTAACGAAAGAGTTAGAATCACTTAATAGAACAACTACCACACAATCATCAGGCAAAGACGAACGATTCTGGCGACCAGAACTTGATAAATCAGGCAATGGTTTTGCTATTATTCGTTTCTTACCTGCTGTCGAAGGTGAAGAATTACCTTGGGCAAGATTATGGTCTCATGCCTTTCAAGGCCCAGGTGGTTGGTATATTGAAAACTCTCTTACAACAATGAATAAAAAAGATCCTGTGTCAGAGGATAACAGTCGTCTATGGAATACTGGTTTAGATTCTGATAAAGAGATTGCTCGTAAAAGAAAGAGAAAACTAACTTATTATACTAATGTTCTTGTAGTTTCTGATCCTCAGAATCGAGAGAACGAAGGTCAAGTAAAATTATTCAAATTTGGTAAAAAGATATTTGATAAGATTACTGAAGCGATGCAACCACAATTTGAAGACGAGAAACCTTTAAACCCATTTGATTTCTGGGAAGGTGCAGACTTCAAATTAAAAATCAGAAAAGTAGATGGCTATTGGAACTATGATAAGTCAGAGTTCGCACAAATTAGTCCTGTCGCTGATAATGATGATGAAATACAGAGCGTTTGGAAAAGACAATTCGCTCTTACAGAGTTTTCAGATCCTTCAACATTCAAATCATATGATGAACTCAAAGCAAGATTTGAGAAAGTTGTTTACGGAACTGGAAATACTACCACTGCTGATAAAATTGATACTCCCACAATTGATGATGAAGTATCGGCACCAGTAGTAGAAAAGAAAAGCGAACCGAAACCGTCAGTCGCACCTGTCGAATCAATTGATGATGCTGGTGATGACGACACTATGGATTATTTTTCAAAATTAGTAGAAGAAGACTAATCCAAAATCTCTCCTGTTTCGCTTAGGGTTTGTGTCCTAATTCACACGTGGCGCCCATGGTTAGGCGCCATTTAGGTTTGTTAGTTAATCGGTTATAATACTGCCCTGTCACGGCAGAGTGATGGGTTCGATTCCCATACAGACCGCCATATAAATAGAATTATGGATTTATTTTTTCAAATACTTACACAGTTTGGTTTACCCGTTGCGGCTGCTGTCACAATGGGTGTATTCATTTACATCATTCTCAAATATATTCTAGCAGGTGTTGTTGAACAAGTTGGTGCGATTACAGGTATCATTTCACAATTAGATAATCGAATCAAAACAATGAATCACGATATGATTAAATTAGATTTACTTATTTCACATGCTCTAAATTTAAAACCAGACATGGACAGATTGAGTAGATCAGATGGCAAAGAGGATGCCAGAAAAGACTAATGGACATTGTAGAGATATTAAATCAATATGGTTTTGCTACTCTAGCTGCGATTGCCATGGGTTATTTTATATTCTTTATCTATACCTATGTGACCACACAAATCATTGAAAAATTAGACAACACTATGAAAGTGTTGATTGCTCTTATAGATCGAGTTCGTATGCTGGACAATGACATAATCAGACTGAGATCTAAACTCAATACAGTCTTAGAACTTAAAGAAAACGACAAGAAGAAGACCACAAACATATAAATAATAGTGATATGAGGTCACTAATAATTTTACTACTATTGAGTTCTTGGGCAACTGCTTCCGAACTCACACACAATTTTTCGAATCCATCCTTTTCAGGTAATGGATATTCTACACATGTTCTATCATTAGAACAACTCCGATACAATAGAGAAAATCAAATTAAAGATGATGAGAAATCAGCGGCAGCAGCTGCTGAACGTGATGCAAATAATACTACAATTAACAAGTTTATTAAAAACGTTGAAAGTAGAATTTATGCTAACTTATCAAAACAGTTAGTAGATAATATGTTCGGTACAGCATGTGAAGGTACTTGTCCTACATCTGGCACTGCCGAAGTGGAAGGTTCTACAATCTACTGGGTAAAAGATACAACCACAGAAATAATCACATTAACGATTACACAACCTGATGGCACAACAACTACCATGTCAGTACCAATGGGTGACTTCAATTTCTAATGTTTAAAATAATTCCCATAATATTCTTTACAGTCTTATTAGGTTGTACATCAATGAATAAACCAGAGATGATGACTGGTGAATCTCCATATACAATGGAAACAGATACAATGAAAAGATTACAGAAAATACCAGCATTAGGACAACCAAAAATTACAATCGCAGTTTACGAGTTTACAGACCAAACAGGTCAGAGAAAACCAAATGATAAGTTTAGTCAACTATCAACTGCCGTCACACAAGGACCACAATCGTGGGTAATCAATGCTCTCAAGGCAGTAGGTGGCAGACAAGACCCTTGGTTTACAGTTTTAGAGAGAGAAGGTTTAGACAATCTTGTAAAAGAAAGACAACTCATATCT